CACTGATTAGAGACGGAAAGCGTCCAGTTCGTGTCATCGAGATACGCCGAGCAATACCATTCGTCTGCGAATGAGGACGTATTGAACGCAACCGCAAAGCCCTGAGCCGCTTCGATGATCTTGGCTGACGGAGCCCCGGCGATGTCTGCGAATGCACCCGAGGTTGAGCGTTGAATCGGGGCGGATGGAGTCGCCGCCAGAGTCGCATCGGCGTACTGTATGAAACTCCACCGATCATCCGTGCCGAGCGTGTACGAAGCACCCCGCGACACATCCGTCCATGCTGTCGTGCCGAGTTCGTAGAGCTTCGTTGACGTGCCTGCGATAACCCTGCGGGAGCCTGACAGGTTCGTGACGGCTGCGATCCCCCGACAGGCAGCAGCGAGCGCATCGGCGCCGACAGACGTTGCAACGGGAGCCCCTCTGAACCCACCCTCGAACGGGATCAGATTCGAGCAGTCAACGAGGACGCCGGCCACAGTCGGATCAACGTCGGGAGCGAAGCCGAGGATTGGAGTCATCGCACGCGGGCCACCAGCGGGCCTTGGAACCGATCCCGTCGATCTGTCTCGGTGATGTTGTTGAGCACGTCATCTGCCCGCGCATAGAACGCAGCAGCACGCGCCTCGTCCAAGAGGTAGAGGTGAGCCTCAGACGCCACCCCGAAGAGATAAGCGTCATAAGCTGCGGTGCAAAGCCAGTTGGAGCCAGCCGCAACGAGGCCAGGAACAGACTGGTAGTAAACGCCCGTCACGTCGCCCGATCCGTCGAACCGGACAGAATCTCCGTCGATGGCGTAGAAGTACGGAGCGCCCGATGTGGCCTGCTGAGAGACAACCGATTCGAGGCTCTGAGGCTTGAGAGGAACGCCCTCGTAACCGTCAACCCATAACGCTTTGAACGCCATCCAATCGCTTGGAAGTGAAATCAGGTTGTTCGCGTCAATCGTGCCGGTGAATGAGGCTTCCATCTGCCGAACGCGCAACCGGCGATTCACCCGAGCCTCGAACAGAGACACGAACGTCGGGATGTATGCGGCCAAATCGCTGCGGTTGATCCATGCCGGAACATCCGTCAGCAGTTGCGCGTAAGTGGTCATTTCAGAACCTTGTCAAAGGTTGCAAAGGCCGGGTTTGCCTTGATCCATGCGATGCAACGCTTGCGGTCGAATCCGCCGTCCTGCCTGAAGAACTTGGACAGTTCTGCCATCGGGATAAACCCAACGTGCCGCTGTTCGCCCCAACGCTCCCCGGCTGTGTCTGCGCGAATCTGCTTCGCCGCTTCGAGGAACGGTTCCGCGTCATACGCCTTGCCGATACGCACGCGCCCATCGACACGCTCAACAGTCGTCGTGATGCCCAAATCAGCATCGTGGTCTGATAGCTTGAATGTGGTCATAAAAAAAGGGGGACCCGAAGGCCCCCCGTCAAGGAGTGTTGAGAATCAGGCGGTCAGGTCGCTGATCTTCCCGTTTCCTTTTTCCGTCGTGACAACGGTAAGGACTTCGGTCGAAACCATCTCCCTATCGTTGTGGCCGTTCTTCGCCAGGGCAGTCGTGCTGAATTCCTGGAACGTGGCAACGCCATACGTTTCCGGGTTCAACACCAGCACCGTGTTTGCCGATGCGGTCGTCTGGACGTAGTTCGGAACAACAGTCAGTTCGCCGAAGTCGGACATGTAGACATCAGCGCCGCCGATGATGCGACCCTGCTCCTTCTTGCCCACTTGATAGCGGTTGACAGCGATACCAGCAAAGCCGGAGAACGTGCCCTTGTGCGAAGGCGTCATGCTGATGAACGACGGCATTTCACCGCTGTTCGCATAGATCGACTGCATGACAGTCTTCAGCATGGCTTCCGTCCAGGTCCGGTTCGTACCAGCGGTCGGAGCCACCAAGTGCGTGCCCGAAGCCGGAGAAGCGGTCGAACCACCGACGCCGTGCGACGTGTTGGTATAGATCGCAGTGCCGATGCCGAACGACTTGCGGGCAGTGGTGGAGTTGCCCACAACAGCCGCGTTGTTCGAGATCAACATGGCCTCAATGTCGCGCTTCAGTTCCGGGATTGCCTTCATGGCAATCTGATACTTCATCTCGTCCGAACGCCCTGCGTGGTTCGTCTTGCGCTGCGAGGTCGAAACAACTGCGATCTTGTCGAAAATCTGAGCGTAGTTGCCGATCCGCTCAGTTGCCACCAGAGCGTCAGCGGTAACGTCGTCACCTTCAACGGCTGCGTTGTCCTTGTTCGGAGCGGCCAGCGTGTCGCGCTGCCACTCGTGAAACTTGGCAGATGCCTTGAACTTGCGGCCTGCGGACATGACCGGCGTTTTTTCCGGCGAAACCATGTAAATTTTGTCTTGCAGGTCTTCGCGGTTGCCGACAGCGTCATACGTGTCGAACGTGTTGGTAGGTTGAGTCATTTTTGATCCTTAGAGGAAATTGATGAGTTCTTCTGCGCGACCTGTCTTTCTGAGACGGTCAGCGGCAGAGCGGTTTTCTTGAACACGCTTTGGCGTAGGAGCGACCGGGCGACTTGCCTTCGGTGCCTCGTTCGCCTTCTGCATGGGCTTGGCTGTTTGGAGCGCATCCCACTTGGCAGCTTTCACAAGCGCGTGCATCCATCTCGGGTCCGCCGTCCGTTGCATTTCTTCCGGCGTGTAACCGAGCTTGATGCCCTGGTCATAGGTGTTCTTGCTGTCCTTCTCGGACAACTTGCCGACTCGCCTTTGCAGTTCTGCCCTGCCGAGTTCCATCTGTCTTTCAAGATGCTGAGCACGTTGTTGCTCGAACTGCTGCGCCTTGCCTTGGAGTTCGGTCTGCTTGGCTGACAGTTGCTGTTGCAAATGCTGTCGGCTGAGACTCAATCTCAGGGCTTGCTGCGGGTCTTCCGTGATCAACGAGTTCCAGTCAACCGAGTCGAACTGTGCTGCCTGCTTTTGCAGCGCCTGCAATTCACTCAGGTCTGATAACGATGCGTTGATCAACGATTCGCGGGCTTCGAGATACTGCTGTCGATCCTCGACGGATCGGCGCTGTTCTGCGACTTCCTGCGTTTTCTGCGTGTAATCCTTTTGACGGAGGATTGCTTCCGCTACCTTTTTCGGAACCCGGAACTTCTCGCCTTCGAGATCGACTTCGTCATCTTCGGCAGGTTGCTCATCGCTGAGTTCCGCTTCGGGTTCGTCGTCCGACTCTTCCGGCGTTTCGTCTTCGGTTTCCTCTGGCTCGATGGCCGGTTTCTCGTCAGAGAAAACCAGTTTGTTCATCGTGTCCATCAGGCTGTCTTCGGTCACTCCCTGTTCTGGGTTGGTGTCCATCGTTCCACTCTCCCGTGGGGCGCTTCTCAGCGATGCCACATCAGCTACAGACGACAAAAAGGCCCCGAAGGGCCGTCTATGGCGGTCGTCTAACGCCTAGATTTCAGGCGAGGTTGAACCTCTGCCGAAGTGTTTTCTTCTCCTCGAAACGCTTGAGGTTCTCGGATGCCAGTTGCCCCGTCTTGACGTAGCCGACGAGGATCGAACGGAACTTCTTCGATGTCTTCATCAACTGCCAAAGTGCCTCTTTGCCTTCGGTGTCCCGAGACGGGCAATCACTCCACATCGTCACAACCTCCGCTTCGATGGCGTCGAGTGCCTCCGTCAGCAGTTCGTTATCGAGCAGCATCTGAGCGCGTTGCCCGCGTGTCTGTTCTTCGATCAGTTTCATCCGTGTCCTTACAGTGAGAGCAACAGCATTTCCACGTCGTCCTCGTCGTCGCGCTGCATCTGATCGAACAGCGCCAGGATGTCTTGATAGTGCCGGGACTCAAGAGCCGCCGTGTACTTGTCAGCCTTGCCGATCAGATCAGCGTAGTCATGAACGGCTTGAAGACTGATAACAGGCGCTTCAACCGTCTGCGCCTTCTTCGCCTTCTTGGCTGGCTTTACTGCCTTTTTCGGCTGTAGAACTTCCCGCGCTTCTTCCTTGGACGAAACGACGACAAACTTGCCCTCGACTTCGATCAGGTACTTCGGCTTCAGCTTGCGCTTGGCATTGCGCCTGATCCGTCCCTCGCCGCCGCCTTCTCCGTCGCGTGTTGCCTCGCCATTCGAGACTGTTGCCGAGACACCGGCCGCAACCGCATTCCCAGGCCCCGCCGTGATCGACACATTGCGCGTGAACGTCGCTGTAACGCCCGCTGCAACTGCATTGCCCGGTGTCCCGGTGATCGTGACGCCTGATGCCGTCGTGATCGTGGCGTGAACACCCGCCGCCGTCGCGTTCCCGGTTGTCCCGGTGATCGCACGCGCCTGATTGACTCTGGCCGGAACCCCCGCTGCTACAGCGTTGCCGGGGGTTCCCGTAACCGTTGCCGCGCCGCCTGTCGTGATCGTTGCCGCTACACCCGCAGCGACTGCGTTTCCTGTTGTGCCGGTGATGGCCGTGGCAAGGTTGACTCTTGCCGCAACCCCTGCTGCAACAGCGTTCCCTACTGAACCTGTAACCGTGCGGGCTTGGTTTACCTTGGCAGTGACGCCAGCCGCCGCCGCGTTGCCTGTTGTGCCTGTTACTGCCCGCGCCTGATTGACAGTTGCCGATGTGCCTGCTGCAACCGCGTTGCCAGGAGTTCCAACAACTGAAACCCCACCTGCCGCAGGATCGCCAAACGCCAGATACCAGCCCTTGCGAGCGGTGCCGCTGGTCGTCGTGTAATTGACGGTGAACTTGCCGGTTGCCGGAGTTACATCCGCGACAACCAGATCGCTTGCCGTGCCCGCCGCCGAGGTGCGGATGTAAAGCGCATTTGTTGCGCTATACGCAGCCTCTGCGTTACTTGTTCCAGCCGCATCCTCATCAACCGCTGCAAATCCTGCATTGACTGTCGAACTTGCG